CGACATGCCCAATCGTATGGCAGGAGACGCCTGATGCCTCGCACGACGAAGCGCCAGCAGCAAGCCTCGCAAGAGCCGACGGAGATTCACGACGATCCAATGTCGTGGATGCGGTCCTATCAGCGGGAGGTCCTCACCGCCTTCTTCCTCGACGGCAAGGATCGCTTCGTGTTGGCCGACCATCGCAAAAGTGGCAAGGATTATCTCTGGGCCATGATCGCCAAGATGTTCATGTTGAACGCCTACGGGAACGAGGGCCGCAGTCCGTTGGTGATCCACGCCCTGACCACCTTCAAGAAGGCCAAGGAGACGATCTGGGATGGCCCGTGCGACAAGGGGCGCTTCATCGATGTGGTGTTCCCGCCGGCCATCCGGGCCGAGTTCAGCGAGACCGAGTGCATGATCCGGCTGAAGGACGGGTTCGGGACCAAGACCGGCCCCATCTACCAGCTGCAGGGGGCGGCAGAACAGTATCAGAACAAGCGCGGCCCGAACGCCACCGGCGTGATTCTCTCGGAGATCCAGGACATGCCGGCCGGGATCTTCGAGGAAATCTACGAGCCGATGATCGTCAGCAACCGCGGCTGGGCGGCCTTCATCGGGACACCGAGGGGGAAGAATCACTTTTGGAAGAAAGCGCAATACGCGGCCGCGGAGTCCCGGAAGCCGCAGTCCCGGTGGTTCTTTCACTCCAAGACGATCGCGGACACCCGGCGCGATGCGCCCGGGGAGAGCGGGGACCCTGTCGTGGATCCGAAAGAGATCGCGGAGATGCGACGGGAGGGGCGGGACGAGGCCATCATTCTCCAGGAATACTACTGCTCCTTCGAGGGAACGCTGCAAGGCTCGATCTTCGGGGCCTATCTGCGAACCGCCGAGCAAGAAAAGCGGGTGGTCCGGGTCTTGCGCGAAGCGAATCAGCCGGTCGGCTGTTGCCTGGACATCGGCCGGAGCGACGGGACGGCGATCTGGTTCTATCAGACGATCGCCCGGGAAGTCCGGCTGATTGACTATCTGGCCTTCACGGCCAGCCACCTCACGAACATGTCGGCGGCCGAGTACGCCATCAAGCGGATCTGCGAGCGGCCCTACTGGGTGACCCGCATCATCCTGCCGCACGATGCCGCCGTGAAGGGGTACAGCGCGACGGACAGCACGGAGGACCTCTTCCGGCGGGCCTTCCAGGACGTCGTGTGCGACGAGTCGAAGCTGTCGGTGGAGCAGGGCTTGGAGCGCGTGCGCGCCGCCTTCCCCCGATTCTACGTCGATCTCGACAAGTGCGGGATGCCGCAGGACAACGACCTCCCGTCCGGGATCGAGAGTCTCCGGGGCTATCATCGCGCCTGGAATCCCGCGACGGGGCAGTGGGACGGACTGCCGGTCCACGACGCCTGCTCCCACGGGGCCGATGCCCTGCGGTATGGCGCCATGGAAGGCTTCACGCCGCTGGAGTTTCCGGGCCACCGCGCGGCGCGCCCGGTGACGGTCGAGACGACGTTCAGTCTCTACGGGCGGCAGATGGGCGGGGCACTGGGCTCCCCGCAAGCGAGGGGCTGATGGAATGGGTTCCGGCAATAGCGGCGGCGGTTGGTGCGGCTGCCAGCACGAGCGCAGCCATTTATAGCGCAGTCTCCACCCCGAAACTCAAGGCGCCGGACACTACGCCGACCGCTCAGGAGAACGCCCTCCTGGCCGGAGCCGCGAACACGCGGCAGCGCGGGTTTGCGAGTACGCTGCTCTCACGAGATTTCATGTCGTCGGGTAACCCGGCGCTGAAGTCCACCTTGGGGAGTTGAGATGCCAGCGGACGGCCCGGCCATCAAGAAGCGGTATCTGAAGGGCAAGGAAGCGCGCTACAACTTCGACGATCGCTGGGAGACGATGGCGCCGCTGATCGCGCCGTCCCGCGTCGGCATCATCACCCGCTACGAGCCGGGCGACGACGAGAGCCGCGGGGTCTATGACTCGACCATGATGGCCGCCGCCGAGATGATGGCAAACTTCATCGCGGGCGAGTGCTTCAATCCCGGCCAGGTCTGGGGCAGCATGCACATGGCGCACCCGCGCGTCAAGGACAGCAAGCCGGTCGCGGAGTGGCTGGAGGAGTGCCGGGATCGGATGCTGGCCGCCCGGGCCGCCTCCTCCTTCTACGCCGAGGCCCCGGAAATGCTGGTGGACTACGGCGGCTTCGGGACCGGCTGCCTGATCGTGGAGGAGCGCCCCCAGCCGGAGCACCTGACGCTCCGGGGCTTCCGGGGCCTCCACTACGAGACCGTGAAGATCGGCCGCTTCGTCATCGCGGACGGCTCGGACGGCCTGGTCGATACGCTGATGCGTGAACGCAAGCTGACCGCGCGCGTGGCGGCCGACCGCTGGACCGAGGAGGCGATGCCCTGGGTGATCCGGAAGGCGCTGGACGAGGGGAAGGGGGACACGCCGTTCACCTTCCTGCATGCCGTCCAGCCCCGCCCGAAAGCCGAGCAGGGCGCCGGCAGCAAAGGGATGCCCTGGGCCTCGGTGTGGCTGGAGTTGGAGACCGCCGAGGTCGTGTCCGAGGGCGGCTTCCGGTCCTTCAATGCCGCCGTCCCCCGGTATGAGCGGACCCCCGGGGAGGTGTACGGGCGCGGCCGCGGGGACCTGGCCTTCCCGGACGCCTGGACGCTGAACGCCGCCAAGCGCCTGTCCCTCGAGGACTGGCCCATGAAGATCCGGCCGCCGATCCTGGGGGGCAGCGATTCCGTGTTCGGGACCCTCCGGATCCACCCCGGCGCCTTCACGCCGATCAATCTGCGGGGCCGATCCATCCGGGATGTGATCCTCCCCTTCGATACCGGCAGTAAGCCGGAGGTCAGCCAGATCAAGGAAGAGGAGCTCCGCCAGAGCATCCGGGAAATCTTCTTCGTGGATTCGATCCGGCAACTCCTGACCGTCAACAAGTCCGAGATGACGGCCTTCGAGTATGCCAAGAAGATCGAGCTCCTCTATCGGCTGATGGGGCCGGTGTACGGGCGCATGCGGCGGGAGTTCCTGAGCCGGGAATGGGACATCTGCTTTGACCTGATGCTGGAGGGCGGGGCCTTCTCGCCGCCGCCCCCCGAGGTCTACGAGAGCGACGGCAAGATCGAGGTGGGATTCGAGAACCCCCTGGAGCGGGCGCAGAAGACCGGCGGCCTGGAGGCGCTGGCCCTGGCCCTCCAGGATCTCGGTCCCTACGCGCAGATCGACCCCGGCGTGCTGGAGCGGATCGACAGCGATAAGGCCAGCAAGTACGTGTGCGAGACCCGCGGCGTGCCGGCCCGGATCCTCCGCACCGACGACGAGCTCGCCGAGCGGCGGGCCGCGCAGGCCAAGCAACAGCAGAACGCTGCAGCCCTCCAGGAAGCCCACACGGTGAGCGAGATGGCCAAGAACGTGGCGCCGCTGCACAAGGCGATGCGGCAGCCCGCGGGGACAGCGGCGTGAACGGGCGCCGCGCCAAGGAGCAGAGACGCATGGGAGGCAACGGGAATAGGAGTGCGGCCATTCACCGGCCGAGCTGCACCCTCACCATCACGGTCTGGGATGGGAGCGGCAAGGTCGAGGTGAACTATCCCGACGATAAGAAGATGGCGATCCGCATGCTAGTGGACGCCATGTGTTCCATTGACAGATCCCTGGCGCCCACCGTCGTGCCGTTCTTCCGGCAGTACAACGAGGGACGGGTCCTACTGCCCCTCCAGCCAGTGGTGCTCCCATGAACTATGAGGAGATGGGCGAGCATCTCATCCGGATGTTGAGAATATATAGAGACGAATGCGATTTTCGGGCTACACACCCAAGAGAACTCGTGATTCCGGAAGCATGGAAAAAGATGTTGATAGGCTATCTCTCATGTCAGGCGATGGGGGGGATTCCTTTTGATCCATTTCCTGGGGGAGAGGCAACAATCTTGGGCATTCCTATGAGGTTTGTTTCATGAACGCCGTCCAGGACATCTGCCGCGCCCATGGCCTCCTGCTTGCCGATTGCCTGCGCCGGTTCGCCGCGAAGCGCATCCGCTTGAGTCAGATTCACTATCTCATGGCGGACGACGGCGAGGAGTTCTTGACCTGCGACGGCGTGGGCTTTCACTTTGAGAAAGTCAACGGCCTCAATGGAGGCGTGGCGATCCGGGCCGTCCCGGGGCACTTCTCCGAGAGCACCGCGGGGAAGCGATGGGTGGACGATCCGCGGAACAAGATTCTGTTGGTCGGAGACCGCTTTGCTCACTGAGTGGTTGTCGCGCAAATGGCAGCAGGAGCGGCCGAGTGATCCCAATGCCGTCCCCCCCTTGGCGCTGAACGTCCAGGTGATGTTCCACACGCCCCAGGGGCAACAGGTCCTCCAGCACCTCCTGGATCACATTTACTGCCTGCCCTTTGAAAGCGTGAATCCAACCGAGCAGGCGGTGTTCCTCGGACGGAGAAGCGTGGTGCAGGAATTGATCGAGCTGATCGACCAGGCCGAGCACCCGGACAAGTACCGGGTCATGGACGCGGGCAGCCCCTAGAAATACGGGGTCCGCACGGAGGAGAAACATGATATCAGCCCTCAAGGATAAACCATATCTTTTTGAACTAAAAGGTCCGGTATCAAACTGCCAATGGACCGAAGATCGGGCATATTATTGGTCTCGTACTTGCGTAATGATACTTCCGAATGGGAAAAAGTCTCTTGCGCAAGTCCTCTCCATTTCTCGGGAGGATATAGAAAGAGATACCTACACGGAAGCCCTGTTAGAAGCGTGTGATCTGAGGTATGCGAAGTTTCTTGAGGAGGGACACTAAGATGGATTCCGCCCTGATGCAGTACGTCACCCCCGAACTGAAGGCCGATCCCGTGGCCTGGCCGATCCTCGACAAGATGAGCGAGAAGGACATTCCCGGCATCCTGAAGTCCTACGCGAACGCGCAGCATCGGCTCGGCAGCGCCATCAACCTCCCCTCCAAGCCCGAGGAGGCCGAAGCGTGGCGGCGGGATCATCTGCCGAAGCTCTATCAAAGCGGCGTGCTCTCCGCCCCGCCGACCAAGCCGGAGGAGTACGGCATCACCAAGCCCGCCAAGCTGGTGGACGGGACCTCCTGGAGTGACGATCTGTCCAAGGAACTGGGCACTGTCCTGCTGAAGCACGGCGCCCCCAAGGGCCTGGCCACCGACCTCCTCACCCTGTACGAGAAGGCCCTGAGCGGGACCGCGGCGAAGCTCAAGACCTCATCCGACGAGGGGATCGCGGCCCTCAAGGCCGAGCACGGGTCGCACTACGAGGAGCGGGCGGAACTGGCCAAGCGGCTCACGAATGAAATCTTCAAGACCCCCGAGGAGCTGGCCTTCTTCGAGCAGACCGGCATCGCAGACCATCCTCTGTTCCTCTCGGTCCTGATGCGCCTGGCCCCCTACACGCAGCAGGACACCACCTTCTTCAAGGACGAGGGCACGGGCGTGGCGGGCGGCAAGAACGCGGAAGAGGTCCGGGCCGAGGTGGCGGACATCATGTCGAACAAGGGAAACCCACGCAATGCCGGCTACTGGAAGGGCGATAAGGGCGTCCAGGAGTATATTGACAATCTCTACAAGAAGGCTTACGGTACGAAACAAGTCCCGATCTAGGAGTCTCGCATGCCAGAGTATAACGGCGTGGACGTGCATCACCCCAGCATCGTGAGCGCCATCAAGACGCTGGCGGCGCAGGGCAAACCCCCTGAGCACATCGCCAAGGTCGTGGGGATGCCCATGGAGGTGGTGCGGAGCGTTGCACGCGAGGTGAAGCGGAAGTAACCTTTTCTCTCCGGGGAGCCTCCGAAAGAGGTCCGGTGGGGCACCGCCGATAAGGCGGTCGCAGACACCAGCGCACGGTGTAGGCGGGGTCCGGAAAGCCGGGCAGCTCTTCCGAACGGGTCGCAGCACCCTCAGATTTGCTGCGGTCAAATCTCTTGTGGAGGAGGTTCCCTCTTGTTCAAGCGCTGGATTGCAACTCGCAACTCTTCGGCTTTTCGCCAGACATGATCGGGATAGGCCCGCTCACGGTGCCCTCGACCTCCAAGCTTTCGGTGCCAGCTTTTGGAGATCCGAATCCATTGGAGAACAAGCGCAGCCTGTTTGCGCTTGAGGCGAAGGTATGGGCCGCACTGTCGGAGGACGCTCTCCGCGGAGTAGCCGTTCCACGAGATTACCCAAACCGGGCGACTCGTTCCTTTTTTAACCGTCCATGTGGTAACGGTTCCGTTGCCGGTGACTTTGTGAAGCCACCGGATGAGATCCTCTTCGCACATGCCGATCTTCAGTCGGGCGATGACCGCAGCATTCTTGCGGGAAGGAGATCTGCTGATGTAGATGCCAAGACTTCCTTCCCCATCAATAAGGCCTGCGAGGTACGCCCAATTCAGTGCTTGTCGCATGAGTGGCCTCCAGTCAATCAGCAGTATAACAGATATACTGGAGGGAGTCAACTATGGCAGTAACAATCGATCAGTATTGGTCGTACCGATTCCACGACCAGATCCACCTGCAATACCAGCAGATGTCGATGCGGCTCCAGGACAAGATCGACCCGATGATGATCCATCGGGACGTGTCGGCCGCCATCGACCACCACGAGCGGTTGGGCGCGCTGATCGCCAACGATGTCATCAGCCCGTTCGGCCAGACCAAGATCCTCAACCCCCTGCACTCCCGGCGCGCGGTTGCCTTGCAGTCGAGCGATGCGGCGGTGCTGGTCTCCGACGAGAACACGCTCCGCAGTATGGTGAACCCGCAGAACGCCTACACCCAGACCATCGTGGCCGCCCTCGGCCGGCGGGCCGATCTGCACGTCATCAACGACGGGCTGGGATCCGCGCAGGTGGCGTCCGTCACGGCGGGCACCGGGGTCATCACCTACGCGACCCAGGCAATGCT